CCAATATTTATTTCAGTGTAGTTTTGTGCAGAGTCTACTTTGTTTTTTTTAATTGTTTGATAGGTATCATTATTAGGGGTAACTGTTTTATCATCGTTAAACCAAATAGGTTCGTTAGGCTTTTGCATTTATAGCTCCTTGTAAAAATCTAGTCCATGAAGAAGCTTGTTTGCCCCATCCATAGTACTGATGTGTGTATTGAGATTGTGAAATTAAGTGGTTGTGTATTACAGATTCATGTAGACTTGCTGCAGCAGCTTCTATACCATAAGCAAATTTTTCAGCTAAATTTCTATAGTTACTACTATACGGAATATACATAGGGAACTCTGCGCCTGTCTCAAATAGAGCTCCATAATTTGTAGTAATACAATATAAACCCGCAGCCATAGATTCTAATAAAGATATACAAGAAGTCTCTTCAAAGATGCTTGGGTAAACATACATATTATAATCTTTAAGATGTTCTTTAATATAAGAGTTTGGTTTGTAGCCAATGTAATTTACATTCGGCAATTTTTTTGCTTGTTCATATAAAGTTGTGTAATCTTGATCATTATTTTTATGAAAATTCTTTCCATATATTTCTGTAGAAGAATAAACATCTAAAGTAATCAAAGGGTTTTTAACCTTTTGCATGGCACCTAGTAGAACACTTAGTCCTCTCCAGGGTGTGTTCTGATGGATTATTCGTATGGGTTTACCTTGTTGATAGGGTTCTGCTTTTTCTATTTTATCTATTCCATTCTTAATAACTACACATTGTTCCTCTGGAATATTAAACATCATTCTAAATTTTTCATAGTTCCAATGTGAATTAAATACATACCAATCATACTTACTATGGTTAGATTTATCTTGAAACCAGGGGGCTATGTTAGGCTGATCGTAAGAGTTTTTTTGCCAAAGGATATTTAACTTAGTAGGGTGTAAAGGTATTTTTTCAGGAACAGAAGTAGTAATCTGTACTTGATCTAATAACTCTTTATTAACGTATTTTTCTAAATACTCTAACTGTATTTCAGTCCCGCCTTTAGGGCTTTGATTTATCATTTTGCATAACTTTCTGAAGTATATTTAATCCTTTTGGGGAAACTTGAACTGTTATATCTTGAACAATATCAGGTCCTTCTACTTTCTCAGTAAACTTTTCACCCGTTTTAGTGTTTCTAAAAGTGATAACAGTTGTACAATTTATTGTCGGTATATCTTTATCCATTTTCATTCTCTCTGTTTATAAGCGCATAACTAATAATACCTGTTATTTCATTAGCGGTGCCTGCTTGCATTTTTATAACATCTCCTGCTTCTAAATTCAAGGTATTTGTTAGCATGTTGACAGTATTTTTATTTAAAGTTTCATGGCCAATTTGAACATCACTTCCAGAAACTTTTTTAACAAAAATATCCGTATCTACAGCACTTGCGGTATCATGAACTGCTTGAACCGTTTTTACAATAGCAATAGCAGAGGTAGAAATAGTTAATACTGTAGTTAAATTAGTAGTAGTTAAATTAAAAGTTTCGTTGCTGTAAAATATACTCATTAGGATAAGAAATAGTTAAAGGTGTCCTGTTCATTTTTTATATCTTGTTGGAAAGAAAAATTAAGTTGTTGTTTCATAGTTGTCATAGATTCTATAATTTGTCTTTGATTTTCTACGTCGTATTCTTGTTTAGGCTCGGGTATGTAATTACTTAATTTAGCCATTATGTTTAGCACCTTTCATAATAGTACCATCAGGCATTTTATGAGTTTTCTTTTTAGAATCTTTTGCAAATTTCTTTGCTACTTTAGGTTTGTTTTTAAATAAATATTTTCTTTGTTTTTCAGATTTAAAAGGCATTATCTTCTCCCGTCTGGTTGTGCATCAAGCCTAAAACTACCATAACGCCAAGTTTCACCTGCAGCATCATTTTCTATTTTAATAGACAGTAATCTTCCTCTTGCTCTAGTATCTACTTTATCAGTAGTACTTGTTATTGTAAAGGGACCTAAAGGAGAACTTGTTTGTGTGTCTGAAGGAAAATCAGATACAAATAAAGTGACTTTAGAATTACCCACTAAAAATTTATAGTCAGGCATAAATCTTCTCATTGACATAAACAGTTCCCCATCTTCAATATCAAAATCTCCCGATCTAATAAAAGCATCAATAGAAGTTGTGCCCGAACTGTTAACTTGATCGGTTCCTATTTCATGAGCATAGTACAACGAAGCTCCGTAAGTATTTGTAATCCCAGAAATCTCTGAGAATACTGGAGTCGTTGTTGCGTTGTATTCTGTTGCATAAGGTAAATTAAATACACCTTGATCTTGATAGGTGGTTCTAGCTAATGAACTTGTAGTCCATACGTTTTCACCAAAATTATAAGTTACACATCTATCAATTTGATCCGATCCGGACTTAGGATAAAACCAATTAATTTCTGTGTATAAACTATTTGGAGCTGAATAAATGGTATCTGCTGAATTATAGTTGATACCCAAGTTTCCATTATTTGTAGTAAATACAAAATCTTCAACCAGACAAGGTAAAGATTTAACCGTACCATCGTACATAAAAAATCCTCCTTCACCTGACATCCAATATACTGCTCCATTAACATAAGAAGCCGCGTGTTGAGCTAAACACCCACAATTTGTTCCTACTTGTCTTACTGAGAAAGTAAAAGGTGGACCAACAAATTGAATAATATAAGCAGCTAAATCAGTCAATACAAAAACATAATCCTTGCCTTGAAGAGCTGCCGTAATTTTATTACCTGTGTCCAATCTAAAAGTTCCTGCTGTATTGATAGCGGTAGGAGCGTATTCATTTAAATTTTCTTGGTCCGAGAACCTTACAAACATAGGATCTTGTGTTGATGCTGTGCCAATAGTTGTTTCTGTTCCAAAATGAAATAAATGTCTGTCTCTGTCTGATACAAGAGTAAATCGAGTTGCTGTGGGATTAGCAGAAGTAGAAAAACCGGAAGTAGAAGTAGAAGCTCTGACTGTTCTAGGATTAGTTGCTCCCGCATCCCATGTAAATGTTTTACCATTAAAAATAGTTGCAACAAGGACTTCACCAAAATTATCTAAAGACCAGTTACCTGGATCTAAAGTTACATTACTAGTTCCTCGTTCTGTGCCCCATGTAGAATCTCCCCATAGATAAGTACCCCATCCATAACCTAGTGTTTGAAAAGTAGGCCCTACTATTTCATACGGATTAATTGTAGCAGCTCCTGAAGCAGAGGCTGCCCCAGTTGCATTAACTCTCATTTCAATAGTAAAAGTATTATCATTAGGAACAGTTAAAACTTCAAAAGCACCTGTTGTAAAATCGGTATCAATATAACCTGTTGGAGGAGTTACCCCTGAAAAAGTTACATATCTTCCAACTTGTAGTCCATGAGAGGTTTTATTAACTGTCACATTATCCAAACCAGAAAAAGTATCAAACGTCGCTCCTGTGATTGCAGTAGCTAAAGGGGTAATATCGTAAAACTGTTCTCCGTAATATATAAAAAGTCCTTGAGAAGTACCTATCGCAGTATATCTCTCACCTTTTAAACTTGTGAAAGCTAATTGAGCTCTAGCTGCTCCTGGAACAGTTTCTTGATTGACACTTAATTGTTGCCAGCCACCTATTTTTTCTGGTGCCGTATATCTAAAACGCACAAAGTCACCATCTACCCATTGTCCTGGAAGAGCGGATGCTACGCTTTGTTTATTAAAACCTGCTGCAAAATCTACTTTTTTTAATGCCATAGGGTTGAATATATAAGGTTTTTGTTATTTTGGTAGTATTATATTCCACTCTAGCTTAGATAGCAAATCTTGTAAATGAACATCTTTTAGTTGATTATTTTTAATATATTGAGTCATTTCTGGGACATCTACTATGACCCATTGATTTTTAAAATTAAAAACCATCTTATCAGCTTTAGATTTAAAATAACCTACTTTTTTATTTTTTTGAATTGGACGAGTATCAAATTTTAAAGTCTGATTACTTACCCCTTCAATAATACCTTTGATATCCCACAATTCTTTAAGTTTTTGTTTTTTAGTCGCTAATTCTATATTAATAAGTTTTTTTTCAAATTTCATAAGTATTGATTATTTAATTTTATTTGATATATATTTAAGTATAAAGTATGGATTTATTTAAAGAACATAATAACTTTTTATCAAAAGAAAGCAAAGATTTTATAGATAATGTCTTATTGGGAGATAAATTTCCTTTTTTTCAAATTCCTTCAACAGGATCTTTGGGAAAAAATATAAAAGATGGTTTATTTAATCATTTAGTTTTACCTAGACCTGAAGACAGAAGTATTACAGAAAATGTAACATCAGGGTTCCATGAACCAACTGTAAAAATTTTAAATGAATTTTCACAAGCTGTAAAAATAAAACCTCATTTTTATTTAAGAATTTCTTATAATTTAACATATCCTAATGGTTTTGAAAAAAGCGGCATACACACAGACCACGACTACGATTACAAACAAATCATTATATATCTTAATGATATGGAAGATAAGGAATCTAAAACGGTAGTTTTAAAAAATAAAAAAATTATTAAAGAAATAAAACCTAAACAATACAAAGGGATATGTTTTGATAAGTCAGAACATTTTAACTACAACCCTAAAGTAGGTAAAAGACTTGTATTAATAGGTACATTTATTTAAATTATATTTTATGAAAATTAAAAATTGGTTTTGGTATTTTGAAGAAGCTTTATCTAAAAAATTCTGTGAAGAATTAATTAAATATGGTAATCAAAAAGAAGAAAAATTAGCTTTGACAGGTAGTTTTACTGATGAAAAAAAAATGTCAAAAAAAGAATTAAAAGATTTAAAGAAGAAAAGAAATTCTAATGTTGTATGGATAAACGAATGGTGGGTATTAAAACATATACTTCCTTATATACATTCAGCCAATAAATCTTCTGGTTGGAATTTTGATTGGGATAGTAACGAAGATTGTCAATTTACAAAATATAAAGAAGGACAATTTTATGATTGGCATCAAGATTCATTTGATGGCGCTTATGACAAACCTGATAATATTTATCTACATAATAAAATTAGAAAGTTATCAGTAACCTGTTCCTTATCTAATCCAGATACTTATAAAGGTGGAGAACTAGAATTTTATCAAGGAACCCCTGAGATCAGTAGAAAAAAAAGTATAGTTAAAATTCCTGAAATAGTAAAACAAGGTTCTATTATTGTATTTCCTTCTTTTATGTGGCATAGAGTAAAACCAATTATAAAAGGTACAAGATATTCTTTAGTAATTTGGAATTTAGGAAAGGAATTTAAATAATGAGTTTTAAAAATAAAAAATATTTAATTGTTAAAAACGCTATATCAAAAGAACTAGCCATTTTTATTTACAATTATTTTTTAATGAAAAGAAATGTGGCTGATATTTTATTTAAAAAAAAATATATATCTCCCTTTGAAAGTATGTTTGGAACTTGGAGTGATGATCAAGTACCAGAAACCTATTCTCACTATGCGGATACGGCAATGGAAACTTTATTATTAATGCT